ATTGGTCCTCATCATCGAACTCTCGCAAAACCGTGGCTTTATCTACAACCAGTTCTCTGTAGGTTGCAAAATACCAACGGTACCCAAGCGTTGCAGTATACCGATTTTGCACCTTGTATTCCATTTTGTAAAATTCAGCCTTCCCACGGCGATAAAATTTCGATTTATTTTTTATCGTTTTCGGGTTTAGGAGAACCTTTTAGATGTATCGTGATAAAAGTTAATGACCCATACAAACGTCAACATGGTTAATTTAAAAACATAGACTTCTATCATAAAATAACGAAGATGGCACCACGAGTGTTTACAAATCCCCAAGCATTCCAACAGGAGTGCAAAGACGTTAATGTCACCCTAGAATTACTTCTAGAAGCTCAGTATTGTGTAGGTAAACAACAGACCGCGCGTTTCTTTACTGGAAAATGTAAAAGAGGAGGAGGTACTTTTGTAAGTTCCGCTCTAATAGAAGATTGGATTGTCACGTTGAAACATGCGAAAGAACACCCAGAAGAAAAAGATGATGCTTTGTATCAGCGACCTAGAGAAGTGCTACCAACGGACGAGTGGAAAGCTTTTGTAAAGCTTGCTCATGTGCCGATTGAAGACATTGTCATTAAATCTTGGGAAAAGCTTTCAAAAGTAGCTTTAGGTAAAGAAGCAAAAAAACACGGTATGACTTTTGGTACCGCTAATTTTAAAGCTTTAAGTACATTACATAGTCGGATGTTAGAAATGGTAGAAAGACGTCGAACATTATTTTGGAAACCTGTATCTGAAGTACAAATAGTTGAAAATCAAATACCCGAAAATCTTAAGTTGTTGAATATGCATCAATTGAAAGCTATTGCTAAAGATATTGGAGTGACTTCCCTTCATCTGAATAAGGATGCGCTAATAGAACGAATCCAAATCAAACGTCAACAAATAGCGGAAGAATCCAAGGATATCTTCAATCAAGCTTACGAAGATATGAGTTTGTACAAGCTCAAATTAATCTGTAAAGAACGCAATGTTACGGAATACATTCAAAAAACTCGAGAAGAATTGATTGCTACACTTCAAGAACTAGACAAACAAGTGCGACAACAGGAAGACCGATTCACCCTAGGTGGAGTTGAGATTATTTCGAGACCGGGAGACCATTACGTAAATGTGACCCAACTGTGTAAAGCGGGTGGGAAACTTTTTGGACATTGGTGCGAAAATGGTCAGGCTCATGAATTTTTAAGTTTATTAGCTGAAAAAATAGACTTGAAAAGAGAACAATTAATTGACTCTGTTTTAACAGGTAAAAACGAAGAACGTGGTACTTGGGTTCACCCTCGGGTTGCCATTCAAATTGCTCAATGGATAAGTCCAACATTTGCTTTAAATGTGTCGGAGTGGATTGAGAAATTGCTCAGTACAGGTTCCGTGTCTTTGAGCCGTCCAATACAAGGTTTTACAGCGTTAACGGATATTGATTCCGAAGCAATAGAATTAGAACGATTAGTAAGCATGAATGAGTTTACACATTATAGTACAATCTACATAGCGTACATAGGCAGAGGCCTCGTTAAAGTTGGATTTTCAGATGGAAATATCGTGCAACGCAACGATAAGCATAACTCTTGTGAGAGTGAATACCCACAATATCGTATCATCAAATTGATACGAGTATCCGGGCGTCCTATGGAAAGGGATGTACATAAGGATCTGTTTCCTTTTCAAGTAACATATAATCGTCAAAAAGAGGTCTTCAAGCCCACTACGACACTTCGGCAGTTTATTGAACGCGTAGAACAGTTCTTGTTCCATCATGATATTCGACTGAGATACGATGAGTTATCTGAGCGATATCAGGAACTTGAAAATAAACTACTAAAAATTAAAGTATGGGCGCTAGAAAATCAAGTCAATGTTCCTGCTCTTTAGAATTAAATATTTACAAGTAGTTTGTAGTACAAGCGGGGTCTATCGGATATCCGATAGACCTCTATTACATTCGTTAATCTTTTCATACTTAAATCAGACTTGAAATATTACTGTTTTGGAAAGCAGAAATATTTTTGAATCGTGTTTTTTACAAAACAGGGAACGGTTTTGTTATCCCTACTCTTTCAAGTAGGGCCAGACTGTACCTTAAGCTGCTAGTACGGACTAAGTACTTTTGCAACCGATGACCCGGCAGTCGTTGAGGGTGTTTCATGTCCTAGTCATGGCGGATGTAGAAACATTGCCCGCGGATTGTCCAATCTCTGACGTTCTTACCATTGGGTACGACCATTAATCGTGTTCCCCTCGAGTTTTTCAAGACGAGGGTGGTAGTCAGAGCTCTTAGGAGTTTCCCGTCATTATAAATCATCTTGCCCGTTAAACGGACTAGGAAGTTATATCCAACTCTAACATCCAAGAGTCAGGTGCATGTTCGACTGTTTTCCCAATTTGGTCAGTGCACAACCAAATTGGCATCTTCCTTTTCTAGGCTTCCCTTTTTTACCTAGGGCTCCTCCACTAATTCTGATAATATTGTTATTGACAGCCACGACGATGAAGCTGTACTTGTTGGGGAAGTAGCCTCCACCGGTGGAGTTCAATCCACTTGCAGCGGCAACACATTCGTCAGTTGCATATGGCACTATACTAACGTTTGTCAATTTGCCAAAATTTGTACTTCCCATCGGATCCAAAGAGATGAAATCCAGGCTGTATGAGTACATGTGGTATCCGGTTTCGACGGGGATGACGGCGGAGGGTTGGAAGTAGGGTTGAACTTGGGCGAAGTAGTCTGAGCCCATTTGACTGAGACGTTGGGTATTTTCGTAGATGAGGGTGGTACTGAGGATGGGGTCTGTGGCGGATGGGTATGGGGGGTTGAAGTCGACTGCTCCAGCTCCAATTTTGGGTGAGGTGTTAGTGTATACGGACCATTCCGATGCGGTGGAAGTGTTTCTGACGGCGAAGAAGAGGGCCTTGATGGCGTGTGCGAAACGGATGTCGTATGAGGGTCCCCTGTTGCTGAGTGGGTTGAAGGTTTGTACGGGTGCAGTTTGAACTTGTTCGATGAGGATATCTCTGGGAGCGCAACCCATTCGCTTACGTTCATCGTTGGATACGATGGCGTAGTTGGCCCAAACGTATACGTTGCTGAGGTGGGGTTCACCGTCGATGAGTTCGCTTGCGACGGGTGGTCTGGAGGGGTTGACTCCGGGTACGACGACGGTGTTGTCGACGATGAGGAGTTCGTTCCAGTTTCTGAGCCAGAATTGGAGTCTCATTTCGTTATAGGGTAGAGCAGCGGTGGGGAGGGCTACACCGGAATCTCTGGTGAAGAAGTAGGGTAGGGGAAGGTTGAGGATGAAGCTTCTGATTTTGGAACCAGCGGGAGCGGGGGTAAGGAGGTCGGAGTAGTTTCCGATCATGTTGCTGTATCCAATTTGTTTTCCAGCGGGTACGGTGAATGCGGCCCAGAAGTCAAGGAAGAAGTTGTCCAAACGGGCAGCGGACAGGTCATTGAACGTAATGGATGATTCTCGGATGAGGTTGTGCATCAAGTTTTTGGTCCATCGGAGTTGGAGACCAGCGTTTTGGTCGTCGTCCTTCAGACCGACGGATGGGATTTCTACACGAAGCCAGACTTGGAGGAGGTAGTCACCAGCACGGGAAATGTTGGCGGACCATTCCTGTCCGAAATCGGCAGTTCCGGAACCTCTGCTCAAGACGGTGGGAACTTGGGTGAACCAGGTGGATTTACGGGTTTCACGGACAAAGTAGGTGATGGCGTTCTTTCCACCATACATGTACTTTTCCAACTCGTCGAACGTAGCGAGATCGATAAATCCCGAAGTCAAATTACTAGATACTAACGAAGCAGCCATTGTTTTTTATTAGTAGCAACATTTTTTTTAAATATTTTGAAAATTTTCTCACAGGGGTATTTAAATCATTTTATTGATGGTATATCGAACACATCCCCGCTCCGAAGCCCGTACGAAGACATTCGTAACGGCTTCCTCTACGGGAATAACCCTGCGGTAAAACGGTTCGGTTCCCGCAATAATGGCGACTTCGGTTACGTCGACG